GCGATCCGAGTACCAGCTCCTGCCAAACCTGCATTAGCGGCTATATTTAATTTGTTTACTAAAGCTGGAACCGTTGGTGCGCTTGAATTTCCAGCCAAATCTCCTGCTAATTGCACAATTCCCTTTGCTGATGTCGTTGCATCACTCACAACAGATGAAGAACCGCCTAACAAAAGAGGTTTTAATGCCGTGTAAGCAGCTTGATAAATCTGTCTATGGCCTATGTTATTAGGGTGTATGTGATCTGCCACATCCAAACCTGTAGCAACATTATAATAAGTGTTTGTATTACCTATTATTATAGGATAATCAGCCGGAAAAGAAGCAACTAAAGAAACTAAATCTGCATTTAATTGATCAATAATTGCATCATTTGCTAAGTTTGGCGATGTAGCGTATCCTGTGGCATCCATTTTAGGCGCTTGCATTATTAAAACAGGATAGCAGAATTTAGGAAGTTTCATGTGTCCAAAGTAATCTACCACTAATGGAAATGAGGTTGTATTGGTTAATCTAATTACATGTGTACCCTCTGAAAGACCGCTAAAAATTAAACACATTGCGCTTCTAGAATTATCATTACTTCCGTCGCTTATTCCGTCAGTTTGGTTGTTTTCACTAAAAGAACCTTGGGAGACGCCGTCAAGTAAAACAGTAAAATCTGCTGAAATTTGAGTGACGCCGTCTGTACCAACTAAACCAACTACTACATTATTCCCTGTAAAAGTATATTCAATGTAGTTGCCATTAATGCTTGAGTATGTTCCTGTATTTGTTTTCGCTCCAACAGCGAGACCAGTAAACAAAGTCCATGTTCCAGATTTAACTATACTTGCGTTTGCAGGATTCGCAGGAAGAAACGAACTTAAAAAATGGTTAGCTAAAATAGATCTATAGCCGTTTAGAATCTTGTTTTTGGTTTTAACTGCCGATCCTCCGCGCCTAACATCATTAAAGCCAGCCATAACAATAGCTAAAGCAGTGCTAGACGTGCTTATATTTGCAAAATGCTGTTTTGTAGCTTCCCAAATTCCACGCGCGGAAACCGCTCTATTAGTTACTGTCTTTCCGTAAAGTGTACTAATTAAATTAACATAGGAGTTACTTGTAGGAGATGAATTTAATCCAACCGTTATACTATCTCCGTATGCTTCAAAAACAGTAGCATTCATAAATTGGATTTTGGTTACTCCTCCAGTTGCTGATATAGTATTTCCATTAATGGCAATATTTGCACCAGCAATTAGTTTTGGTTGAAAAAAACCTATCACCCAATCGTAAACGGTCTTTGAGTTCCAGAATTTAACTACTGAGTCTTTATCAGCTTCAATGTCGCTGGACTTATTAGCTGAATTTTCTTTTTGATTAAACAATCCTTGATGTGCAGCTTCATCAGTTTTGTGAGAGTCAAATTGTCCTTTTTCGACTTTTGCGTTTAACGTGCCTATTAGACCCGAAATATTTGATTGAGGAATTGCTTCGTCTTTATGCCAAAAGCTAGTCCATGATGCCGAAAATTGTGCTTGAGTTGGTTTTAAACCAGTTTTAAACCAATTTAAAATTGTGTTTATATCTGTTGCCATAAATTATCCTATAAATTCAATGTATAATGCGATTTTGTACGGAGGCAGTGTTTTAACAGCGGATGCGAGATTACCTTTATTAACAACGTCAGAATATGTTTTATTACCAACAAATTCAAGGTCAGTCGTGTTAATCCATCTATTGTCACCTCCACTGTTTTCAGATGCAGAAACCGGTAACGTTAAATCTAAAGGGGGGATGTTCTCTTTTGATAACGTTACTGCCTTTTCCCCAGCTTTTTTCCCTACAGCGTTAAATTCTACCTGTGCTGGGTCATAACCAATGATCGTACGGCCTCGTATGTCTTCAACTTCCTGAAATCCAGAAGGTATATCTGCTGCAGGTTTAAACCATGGAAATACGACACCGCCTGGCTGAAATATTGCGAGTTTTTTTTCAATCAGATCAATCCTGGTACCTAATGATTTTGTTTCTAATGGTCTTATAAATTCAGACCAGTTCCAGAATGTTTCAGCAGTTCCGAAAGTCGCATAGCGAATAGTGTGAACCTGTTTTACAAGACCATTTTCAAAAGCACGGTTAACAGCTTCTTCGATAATGATTACTTTTGAATCTTCATCTACAGAGCCCGCACGAAATTCTAATAATTCGCTGTTAATGTAGACAAAGCCATTTTGAACCGTTGCTCCGACAGTTTCGCATCCTGAAATGATTGTGAGGTTACCGGCTAAAGCACCAAATGCATTCAGAATCTGAAAAGTTGTTTGCAGTTCCTGGAGACGTTCTGTTTTTAGTGGAAAGCCTCCTGTTTGATTAAAATTTGTACTATTCATCTATGAAAATATTATAGCGTTTTCCGCCAGCTTTGTAAAATTCAACATGAGCTGTAAGCGCATAAATTTGTGTGTCGTAAATTTGTTCCGGAACAAAGACAATAAAGTCTAAACCGTTGTCTGCCGTTTCCGGTTCGGTTCTAAGCCAGATCGTTGGCGCTTCCGCCTCTGTATTTAAAAAAACATCCTGCGCTTCAGCTTCAGTATAGATATATGTTGTTTCATAAATCTGTCCTTCGCCTATATAAATCCGCCTTTCAATTGGGTCAAACAGATCGTTTAAAGAGCCCTCTAATGAACAAACCTGCCCGGTATGTTCTAGTTTATATATGTTATCAATACGCCAATTCGACCAGCGATAATAAAGAAAATCTATGGGCTTAAGCAGTATTTGAGCAAATGCAGCAATAGCCGGTCTACGAAGCATTGTGGGAATATTATCCAGCGCGAAAATGTTCCAGTTAATTTTAAACCACATAGCTTATATTATTAAATGATACTATTTCAAAATATCCGCTCTCTGCAACCTTTGAAATAAAAATAGGCTGTGGCGTACCATAACCGCCCAAATCAGGATTTATCCAAGAGCTCTGTGCACTTAATAATGTCGCATCAATAACTCCTGAGACAGCTTGTATTTTGTCAACTAATGCCGACAATCTCAATTCTCCATTAAAGTCCAGTTCTTTCATGAACTCCTGAAGAGCTTCATTAACCGGATAGTTTCCGTTTAATTTGCTCATTCCGTTTTCATCTAATACCAGGGCATTACGTTTTATTTGTAAAATCAAATACAATTGATCTGCTTTGTAATTGATAATAGTTAAAGCCGTTCCTGCTACTTTAATCCGCTTATAATAATTTTCAATAGCTTCAACTTGTGACGGGTCGCTGAAATCGGTTAACACGCCATTAACTTCACCGGCTATTTTTAAAATCACACGACTGCTGTCGACAGCTTCATTTACTGCGGCATATTTTATGATTTTTGAAGCTTCAATTTGTTCCTGTGTTGCGTCAGAGTTATCGAAATAATCATTATCCGGTACCAGATTAAAACCAAACTGAAAACGCAAAGCCATAGTCCTATACCATGGAAGCGTTCCGGCTTTTTCGTTCGCCAGACGCTGATCAACTTCTTTTGAATGCTGATCAAAAAATAATTCGTGCAGATAAATTGCTAATGCCACAATTTCAAACAGAATGTTTTCAAAACTCACTAATGAAAATTGACTTTCAAAAGACGCTCCCAACGCAAAACCGTATGAGGTGGCTAAATTCTCATTAGCCATAAACGGCGTTGTGATTTCTGATTTTATTTGTGTTTTTGTTCTTGCCATTATCTTACTATAAATGTGTCTTCAATTATCATTGCTCCAATACCATCATCGGGTACAATAACAGCAAAGTCAGAGTCTGTTATTTTTGTTGCGCATCGATTATTATCGTCAAACAGATCAGTTATTATTTTTGTTTGTTTTCCCGTATATTTCAAGCCAAAACCGATTTCTAAACTGTCAGTTATTGAAACATTGTTTTCCAAAGACATCAAAAAAACATTTTCAATAGAACCGGTCATTTCGATGGTTTTGTCTAAAAAACTTTGTCCTTGGTATACCTTACTTTCCATATTCGGCATTTATTTTAAACGGCTTGTTTTCGAACAGATCAATGTCGGTGACAATTAAATTATCTTTCCTTAAATGCTCTCTGATTCTGTGGCGAAAAACTAAATAATCTTCACTCAAAACGATGTCCTGGATTCCTACACCTAAATCAGGTCTGAACTTTAGTTCGCCTTGATGTATCATTAAAATTAAGGCAGTGTTTTGCTCGGTTGTTGGACCTATTACAAGCCCGCTGACAATTTTATTTGAGGCATCACGAACAGGATCTATTTTTAGGTCCAAGATTTCACCGACATCTCCATTATCAATAAATTGAACGCCTATATTTTTCATAATTAATTTATGTTTCCCGTTCCCGTTCCGGTCTGCGCAGTTGCGCTCCCGGTTGTTGCAACATTCACTGTCACGGTTCCTGATTTAACAAAGACATCAATCGCATCACTTAACCGTGCGGCAAACTCATCAATCGAATTTTCTTCCTTCTCTAACATTTCGGTCATCAAGCTCTTTATAGCGGTCTTTAACTGCGGTTTATTTAATGCCATTTTAATTGCTGTTTAAAATCGTTTTAAACTTTGTATCTAATTCAGTTAATTTTGCTATTGTCGTCGGACCTATTTTACCAGGTCCCGAAGGTGTCACAATAATTGCGTTTTGGATTTCAGTTATTAAACTTGAAACTAATACACCAAAATTGGCCGTCTCATTTCTCAAAGTGACTTTACCTGTATTTCCATCAACTATAAATTCAAATCCGCCTGTTTTGTAAGAGATAGTTTCGACGGCAT